ATGAAGCGTAGCACGGATGCAAAGTCTGCACGTGTACGGTTGATGTCTCTAACGTATATCGTGCCATCTTCACCACGGCTTACAACAGCAACCCCGGTGTAGTCTGCTTCGCTCTTAGTGCTGATTGCAAGGTCAACCCCAATGTAGGTAGGCAAGCCTTCAGGGCAATCACCATAGCGCAACCACTCCCGCTTGATACGCGCTCCTGCGGCATCCACGAACTCGGCCAAATACTCCTGCCTGAAAGCAATCGATGGCAGAGACTCCCCAGCCTTGTCTACTTCAGTTGGATCTATCCAAGGGTTAGCGGTGGTTGGCATCTGCCATGCCATCCAGTCATCATCCTGACCAGCCATGCCGTACAGAGTACGGAAGTAGTTAGAGCCTTTAGGAGTGCTGAGAAAGAATGCATCGCCCTTATAGTCGGTTAGCGTTGGGCGTATGGCTTCAGTCCATGCTTGCTCTAGATGCCTTGCCATGGCGGCTTCATCAATGATGACACGCTTGTACTTACGACCACGAGCAACGGTAGAAGGGTCATCTAAAGTCCAGTAGTCAATAGCTGCCCCGGTAATCAGTTCGATACGTGGTGCAGGAGTCTGAACAGCTCGCCGGATAACAGGGGAATAAATCCTCTTATGATCGTTGTACGCCTCTTCTAGCAAGCGGTATGTAGGCGCAAACCACGCGCAGGGCAAAGCATCTTTCAGAACCGGGTCACTGAGCAGATTCCCACCGAGTGTAGTTTTTCCAAAGCGTCTACCTACTCAGCCACAGGCAAGGACGTTATAGCGCCTTGCCTGTGCCAGTATTACCTTTTGTCCTTCATGTGGTCGAGGGAGAACCAATCGAATGTCAGGCACCAGTGCTACCTAACCCGCCTTGTCGCTCATCTGCTGGGATATCGTCACCAACCACGAAAGGCGTAAACACCAGCTGCGCTATGCGGTCTCCCGCGTCAATGACCCAATCACCTTGTGTCCTGTTATGCAGTAGCACCTTGATAGTGTCTGTATAGTCAGCATCAATAATGCCGGGAGCATTGGCAACTGCAAGACCACGCAAGGCTAAACCTGAACGGCCACAGACAAGAGCGCATAAGTCCAAAGGCATAGATACGTATGTTCCTGTGTCAACCCCTACAGTAGCCCCAGCAGGTATCACGATGTCACCGGGTGAGCGTAGATCGTAACCTGCCGAGTACTTGGTGGCACGTGTTGGAATGACACCATGAAAACTAATCTTTACCATCAGCGTACTCCACAATAACTTTCACCGGGCTACCATCTGCGCCGGTCTGTTCTACCCTGCTAGACCACTCCTGCTTGTGCTTGCGCTCTAACCACCATGCAGCAGCTTGCCATGTTGTTTTAGTGGCATCTTGAATAACTGCAAGATTGCGGAGTTCAGCTTCACCCTCTGCTTTTTCTACTGCATGAGAAAAATCAGAATATTCTTTGAGCCAGTTTGCAAATGTAGTCTGGTCAATACCACCTGCAGCACAGGAAGCCCTGCGGGTGTTACCACCTCGCAGAGCCTCTAGAATCTTCTCGACCGTCTCCGGTTTATACTTTGTTGGTCTACCTGCTCCGGGTTGTGCTGCCATTTAGGTTAGCCTCTATTTCCTTTTGAGTTGCCCATACGAGGGCATCTTTCATCTGACGGTCACTGATGCCTTGCTGTTTCGCGCGTCTCTTGACATCAGCGTACAACCATCTTGTATACATCTCATTGTAGACAGCCAAGCACCCAGCGCCCAGAAGGATACCTAGTGCAAAGGTCATCATCCTTGGATTCCTTCATTCTCTTCGATGGAGGCATACAGTTTGATTGCTCCTTGTGTAATCAATATTTCAGGTGCAATTTTATTAGTGTAAAACGGCAGAGAAAACATCAGCTCATACTGACGGTTTTCGTACCTGTAGATAAGATTCCAATTTGTGTTGTCAACCCGTTCAATACTCAGTTTTCTATCTAAGTATGAGATAGACATTTCATCTTTAGGGTCTGTGTTTTCAAGCATCCATTGGCGTTGCATCCAGACTAGTTGCCGAGCATACATTTCAAACTGTGTTTGATTTACGTTTGAATATGTCGGCAATGCACGAATCATATTTGCAATATCTTTAAGTTCCATCATTGTTTCACCCATCCGCTCTGTGGATCAATGGCAACCAGTGCCCAATCGTTAGCAAACAAATCACCAGGGGATAGGCTAAGTTCTTCCAGCTGTGTTACCCGTCCCTTAGGTCCGTGCAGTTCAAAAGCATTCCAGAGTTCGGAGTACCGCAGGAATACTGAGCCTCCCCAGTCTTCCCGCCATACTGCGTTACCACCACCAGCCATCAAGGCTTGAATTACTTCTCCGAATCTCATTTGATTACTCCCATTGTGATTGGCAGGTGTTCAGCCATCAAAGCCTTGATGGACTCTGCTATCTCCCTATGCTCTAGTTGCGTATCTTCCTGCGTCCTGAGCTGCACGTAATGAATCCAAGAACGTATGGTGCCAGACATATACATCGTGGTCGGAGTGCAAAGCGGTAGTACCATTCTTGCAGTCTCCGCAGCGATACCGGCCTTGATTAGTTTGTTATATGTCCAGTAGCCACGGGATATAGAGAGCCCAGCATCAAAGATGACTCCTTGCATCTCGGCATCCAACTCTTTCCATTCTGGCAACGGTTGAGACGATTGCCGGTTAGTTGTACCAGCAAGCCTCATATCCCCCAGTACGGGGAACTCAGCGACCTGTGCGTACCTTTGGCTAAACTCTTGGAAACTGAAGGAACGATGTCTAAGAATCTGCGGGGCAATAGCACGGGTTGTCTTTATTTCAACACACATGCTGGCCATCTCAAAGATTGACCAGTGCCCGTGTTTGATGCAGTAGGAAAGTAACCGGGATACCTCTGGGTTATCTTGGTTGGCAGGGTTGGATACCCTAGCGCAATAACCGATGACCTGCTCCGCTTCCGGTGTGATCCAGATTAGCTTTGTCATTTGTCTTGCTTCCATACCGCTTGGCCATCATCGGCGATGTAGCCAAGAATCCAGTCGTTGACCAGCATGTCAGCACCACCGACTTCAAACTCATCCCAAACATCGATGATGCCATCACAGTCACGATATTCGAACTGCTTCGTGTCACGGTTGAATACAAAGAACCAACCTTGCTCAACGCACTTGCGTGTCACAGCTGTTCCTGGCTGAAGCAGCCAGTTCAAAGCGTCGCCTGCTGTCTTCATTCCACTACCTCCCAGTCATCCATTAGAAAATCATCTAGTATCTCGTCTGTCAGAAGTACTGCATCTTCTAGATGATGTAAATCTTCTCCACGATATTGATTGTATTTTGGTGAAGGGGCAATTTTGCATCCGTCAGGTGTCACAATAGTTGCTAGATACTCGCCATCACGCCAGTGCTCACGCTTGACTTTTTTGAGTTGTCTAAGTGCTATTAGTGCTTCAATGCCTCTCATAGAGTGCCTGCCAATCGTTTGCTCGCGTTCTTCCAGTGCGATCTCGGCATAATACGTAATCTGCTCAATGTCGAAACAGTTTTCAGTCTCAAGCCAAAGCGGTGAGTTACCTTCAATGTAGACACCCACCTGCCAGCGGTCGGTCATAATGCGGTCAACCGGAATGTCAAGGCTGTAGGACTGATGCATATTGTGTATGTATGAACGAATACATTCCAATGGTTGACTCCATGTGTACCAGAGAGCCTTGTTTTCCTGCACTGTGATGCAGTAGCCATGACGTAGGGCTTCAAATGCTAGTTCAAACTTCATCCGATAAAAATCTCCCAGTCCATAGCTAGGACATCAGCGGATCCGAAGGATGCAACTTTGTTGTATCTACGGTTCCCAGCACCATCGAGCAAGTATAGACATATCTTGCCGTCTACTAGCTGGAGGAACCAAGAAGCACCAGACCTGCGTACCATGTAGCCAGAGCGTAACTTTTCAAGTGCTACGCTAAAAGAGCCATTAGCCACGCTTTGTACTTCTGCCTTTATCTCTAGGCGCTGCTGTTCCAGAAGCTGTCTTTTCCAATATGAAATCGTTGTGTGGTTGAAGCCGAGCATCTTGGATGCATCATGGCATCGCATACCACCGGCTACCAGCTCTTCGTATCTTTGCAAAACCACGTCACGCCTCATGCGTGATTCAACAATACTACATCTAGGCCTTGCCATTATTCGACAATCTCCCAGTCATCTCTAACAACAAGATTCATTACAATGGATGCGAATGCAGAATGTGAATCACACCGCTTCAATACTTTGTCCATTGCAGTTGAGACGTATAGTGTGCCACCGCTGCTTACATGAATGGCACAGCCTGATGTTGTTTTCGTGTCTGGTTGTTTTGTTGAGAACCACAAGTTGTTAAGCCATTCGCGATGGGTGATTCTATGTCCGTCCTTGAGTGCTTGTAACGCTTCTATTCCTGTCATTCTCTTATCTCCTTGGCATCGTTTACTACACGGTCGGCATACTCCCGGGAGCGTGTCACAAGGTATGCTGCGTACCAAAGCACCTTTAGCCTGTCTTGTTCTTGTTGCCCCTTATGCTCTTGGCGCTGTAGATATTTGACTATGGATCCGGATACAAAGTCCAGCCCCCAGTCTTCGATTACTGCCAAGGCATCGAGTGTACCAACCGTGTAGTGTTGTCTCATTCGTCTCCGGGTAACCGCCAGTGTGACCAGTCATAATCCGGTGTATTACCAAACTTGCGATATGCCGCTAGTTTAGCTTCCGATAATGACTTACCTTGTTTTGACATCAACCATTTGACATACAAAACCTTGCGCTTGCCAACTGGAACAGATGCATCATTGAAACTGACAAACGATGACTTCTTTTTAGCCTCCATCAAATGGATCCTCGATGTCATCAGTTACAACTGGCACTACTTTTCGCAATGGCTTTGTAGCTGCAACCTTTACAGGTTTCACCGTCTCAATGAAGTTGCCAAGTTCGCCGTTCATCTTCTGGCGAGTACCAACGACAACCTGCCATTGTTTGCCCTTGAGAGCGTTGATGTCGAGGTTTTGATACTCGTTGCGGTCCATGTGCTTACCAACCATGGAATCGAGCAGGATAGTCAATTTCGCCTTGTCATTGCCATAGGCTGTTTTGGTGAACTGCACGAACCGGAAGGGTTGCCCGTCATCGTCACCAACCTCGGTTGTCTCAAACACAAACTTGTAGTTTGGTTCAAGTACCGATGGATCATCAAACGACTTGCCTTGTACTGCTTCAATGTCAACCAAGGCACAGGTGTAGATACCTGCTTCAGCTACAGCAAACTTTTTACCGTTGCCTTCGCTGTACGAACCATGCTGTGCAAAAAATCCCATCTTTACTCCTTCAAGCCATCCGGCTTATTCACGGCACTATTGCCATGCAAACTATATACCCACCAAGGGGATACTGTCAAACCTTTATTTTTCTTGGCAATGCCGTTCCCCGCATCAAGCGGGGGAACGGTTTTGCTCTCTCATATCCCCCTAACGCCCTCCGGGCTAGGGGGGGTTCTTAGGGGGGGGATTTATCACCTGTTCCCATTCTCTATTCTTAAGGGGAACAGGTCACGGGAACAGGTCAAAACATACTAAATGGACTATAGAATTTGGCTCCTCTCGCACCATGCATGACGTTCAACATGGACTCATCTTCCAGCCCTTGCAGTGCCTTCACTACGTCGGTTTTACGCTTCTTGACACCATCGGCTATCTGCTGGCTGGTCTGCCCCGGATTCTCTCCGATGTAGTCCAAGATGGCTTGATCCAGTGTCTTTTCTTCGGTGGCAATATCAATGCGCCTAATCTCCAAATCGTTCGGAGCGTTGGCGTGAATCTTGAACTCAAAGTTTAGCTGGTCTTCAAAAGGGCTACGTCTTTGCTTCACGGTCTTGACGGTGTAGTGCCCCATCTTGTTTTCGATTGACAGCACGGTTTCTGCCTGCGCTGCTATCTCTACAGCCCCTCGCATACTTTCGTGCCCGAGTGAGCCTGTAGCGCCCTTACGGGCATGATGTAGAACCACGAGCGCAGCTCCTGCATCCGTAACACGCTTGAAGTGTTGGTAAAGTTGGGACATTTCCGAGTTACTGTTTTCATCAAGGTTGTGGACCCGGACAAAAGTATCAACAATCACGATGTCAATATTCTTTTCCTTCACCGCGTCTATGATGTCTTCAAGGTCATCAGGATCCGTGAACTTTATGTTTTCATTGACGTATGAATGAAGACCACGGCAGGCTTCCGGGTAGAGCAGGTGGAACCGATTATTGTATTCACCTACGCCCATTTCCTCGTTGACGTATAGCACGTTTGATTTTACGCATGGGGCAATGCCCATCCAGTTACCAGCGCATTGAGAAGCCCTGACAAGGTCAGCTGCCATCCATGACTTACCGCTACTAGGTGGACCAGCAAAGTAGTGGATGGCTTGACGTGCTATGACATGAGGGATTATCCACTCGGTGTCACGGCTCTTGGCGGCTTCTTCCTGTAACCTGTCCCAGTCCCACGGCACTTTCTTTTTCCGTGCTTCCTTTGGCTCTAGTGCTTTGGCACGATCGGCAAGTAACTGTTTTACTGCTAGTTCTTTGGTCATCATCTCACGAACACTGAGTGACCATTCTGCCCAAGCACGTCCTACTTTTTCACTGACTTCCCATTCTTCTAACGATGGATCTAACCAGTTCTTGTTGAACGAAAGAGCAGCAGCAAGCCCGCCATCATAATCGATACCAGTGCTCCGCAGGTATCCGACATAAGCTGTGATGGCATTGTCTCTCCCACCGTATGGACCGCCACCCTCAGGATGCTTTTGATAAAGCTTTGCAAGTGTGCCATCACCTGAAGGATCACCCGGTTGGCGCTCTTTGCGTTCAGGCTTTGCATCCGGCACAAGGGGGATATCCCAGAAATCATTAGTGTCCAAAGAAGTGCTCCATAATCTCCGGTAAGTCTGCCCGGACGTTAGCCAAAAGGAATGACCATCTTGCATCAGCCTTTGAATAAATGCAAGCCTGCTCTAGTTCTAAAAAGAAAGTGTCAAGACATCCGGTGTAACGTCCGGAAGTGTGACGAATCATCGGGGTTGCGTGTCCAAGCTCACCAGCCTTAGCGGATGCAAGCAAAGCATCAAGCCTTGAATCACCAAACTCGGCAACTATCAAGGATTCCTTGTATGTTGGTTTGATGCCTCCACCCTTCAACATCTGGACTGGTTTAGGGTTTTCAACATCCTTCCAATTTAGAGTGCCTGGAACTCTGAGGATGCGATCTACATTCGATACGTTATCGGTTCCAACCAACAGAGTATTGGCGAAACTTCTTACCTTGGCTTCAATGTTTGCACGGTCACGAGCGGAACTTACCCGTGCGGGTTTAGGTGCTATCTTGTAGCCATGCCAGCCATTTCCTGTGCTAACCACGATGTCGCAGTTATCAAGTATTTCTTTACAACTGCCGGGGACTTTTGCGTCAAGGTCTACCCACATTGCCCCAACTTGCTCGATGGCATCTTTGCCGAGCTTACGTCCGGGGCCTTCAGGGGCAACCCTAGGACAGACACCTACATAAACATCATAGCCACGCATGGCAAGGGAAATGATGTGTTGGCTCAGTGCTTGTCCGGCTTCACCATTAAGACATTCTGGAAGCCGGTAGGTAGTCCTGTTGGCGTGTGGTTTGTGTTTGGAGAGTGGACGGATTTCAATGAACCCGTCAGAGTAGGGTTTGAATAGATGCCTCAGGAATGAAATAGCCTGAACAGCATCCGTGGCTGGTATAGCCATGGTGTATCAACTTTCTGTGTGATGTTTCCTCCTTGTGCGGAAACCCCCGGGGATCAGCCGGGAGTTGGCAAAGCCGATTCCACACAGAAAGGAACAATCACATTATACACCAAAAGAAAACCCGCCAAGCAGAGGACGTGCAAGGCGGGTCTGGTACTCCATCACATGAGCAGCCGATTAGATCGACGGAACATTATACATCAACAGTAAACCCAAGGTGACTACCTATAGCCTTGGCAGCATCAACCCAACTATAAGCCACCACGAAAGTGTAGCCGTATGGTAGCAAGGCATCACGGAAGGACACCTGCCCCGGTGTTAGCCTACCTTTACCAGCCTTCATCTCGATGAACAATCCCGGCGCTGGGCAAGGCAGGAAAATGTCCCACACTCCAGGCTTTACCCCCATGGCCTTGAACTTAGCAGCTGTACGGGGGTCACGGTAACCACCGTTAGGGCAGTGGTAGATGGTTGCCAGTTCCGGATGCTTTGACTCCATCAGCCTGACCCAAGTAATCAAGGCTATTTGTTCTTTATCTTCAAGATGTCTCAAGGTTCTTCCTCAGTTCTGCAATAGCCTCTGTGAGCCTCTGTTTGACGATTACAGGTGGTAATCGGTAACGACTGGCTATCATGTGGATTGTCTGCGGTACACGCCCATCTAAGCCAAGATGTAAAACAACCATCTGCCGAGTTTCATCATCAAGCCGAGATAGATGACCCATTGCGCTTCCTTCCTCCACGCTTTCAAGGTATTCATCTTCGGCGCTCTGAGTTTTGCCGAATACCGCAGATTCGTACAGCACAAGGTCAGTTCCTTGGATGCCGTGATGCATCGATACAGGCTCCAAGCCGTGAGCAGTCCTGCACATCTCGATGGTCTCAATGGTCATCCCTGAGCGTTCGGAGAGTTCCGCATCTGTAGGTGGGCGCTTTAGTTCGAGTTCCAGCAGCACGTAGAAGCGCCGGAGCTTGTGCCACTTGACCACTGCGTGTTCGGCAATCCGGATGATTCGCAGTTGGTTTGATTGGTAGCGTCTAAGCTTCTGATATATCCATGGGTGAGCGTAGGTTGAGAAGCGTAGCCCTCGTTCAGGCTCCCATTTTTCAATCGCTCTTATGACACCTTCAACGCAGTACTGACAGGCATCGATGAAATGTTCTTTGTGCTTGATGACCTTGCACACATCACGAATGAAGCCGAGGTTATGACGCACCATGGCATCTAGGCATTCGGTCTGCATAATGCCGTGCTTCCATCCACTGTGCAGTAAAACCATCTCATCGTGAGACAGTAAACGCTCCGGTGTCCTCGATAGGGTCCGGAGCGTCTGCCGTATGCTTGCCTTACTTGGTGGCAAGTGCAATCCTAGAGCCTATCCAGTGCATGACAGGTACAGCCATGGAGTTACCGAGTGCCTTGTACCTTGGCCCGTCTGGAGTGTTAGGCATGATGTCAGTGTATCCATCGGGGAATCCTTGGAGCCGTTCACACTCGGTCGGTGTCAACCTTCGTACTGCCATGCCGTGTAATACAGATGTTTGTTGATGTGCTTGCAGTTGTGGATATTCCCGTAGATCAATGCCGCGCATATCACCACCTGATTGATGATTGAACGCATGGGCTGGATGCATAACAGGTATCATTGTTTCAGTATGCGGATCATTCCGCTGACCACCACTAGCAAGTACACAATGGCTTGTTTCTGACACTAGTGTGTTGTATGCAACGATGGGATTTTCTTGGCTACTGTTTAGCGTAGGCGCTATCTCGTTGGTTGATATAGCCGCATTGGTTTGACCATCTGCCATTACAATCAGCTTTGCTTCATTAGCATATTGATCGCTTACACCATTTGGGCCATCAAGCGCACAAAGCGTACCGCTTACTTTTGCGCTACCGATTCCAAGGCTTGCTGTAAAAGAGTAGGAAGTTTCTTTGCCCGTGCATTTGCTCTTCGGAGAATCCCCTCGCAAGCTTTCTGGCTCAAATAATACTTGGGCTGCACGTCTGCTGTCCCCTGAAGAATGTGCGACAACAAAGACTCTTCTACGGCGCTGGGGAACTCCGAAGTACTGAGCGTCAAGCACTCGGTAGGCGAACCCATACCCGAGTTGAACCAACGCCCCGAGTAAGGAACCAAAATCCCGTCCTCCTGAGCTGGACAGAACGCCGGGTACGTTTTCCCAAATAACCCATTCTGGGCGGTAGTGTTCAACCATTGCAATGAAGGTGAGTGCAAGATTGCCTCTTGGATCGTCGAGCCCCTTGCGGAGTCCGGCAACGCTGAAGGACTGGCAGGGAGTTCCTCCCACAAGAAGATTAACTGCACCTCGTTCAATACCCCACCCCCTAAACTTTGTCATGTCACCAAGGTTAGACACTCTAGGATAATGATGCGCTAACACCTTGGATGGAAACTTCTCAATCTCGGCAAATGCAACAGGAGCCCAGCCGAGGGGCTCCCATGCAACGCTTGCGGCTTCAATACCGCTACATACGCTCAAGTATCTCACTTGACACCGTTAGCCTTGAGCATCGCTGGCTTTGTTTCCCACTCATACCGGATGGCATCACGGGTAGCAGACACAAGCGCCAAGAAAAGCAGAACAGTTACAGCAGTAACCACACCAGCACGGATGCTGTCCCGCATGGCTCGCTTGCGTCCAAGGTATGCAGCCCGGTTAGCATCCAGCGCATTCTGCCGGTTACGCTTATTGATTTCCAAGGTTTGAAAGTGCCGCCATTCAGCTAACCGGCAAGCCGTACACATTCGATCTGTATCTTCTACGCTGTTCCCACATTCGTTGCATCGTCGCATCTTCTTTATCTCCTAACTATCCCTAACTATTCGCCCGGTTGCTCTGGTGCTTCCGGCGCTTTACCTTTGCGCAGTGTCCTGCGTAGCATCAACTGCTTGCTGAGTTCCGCTGGATCCATGTCCATCGCTTCTGCCAGCTTCATGAGACTGGTGTCTGATGGAGCCTTCTTACCGGTTACATAGTCGCTGATACGTGGTTGGGTGAAACCAGTCCGCCGTGCCAGCTCGTTTTGTGTCAATCCTCTAATCATGCCCTATTGTATATACACACTTTATGTATTGTCAAGCCTTGACATATACACCTTTAGAATATATTATTGATGTGTACCAAGCGGTACAGGAGATAAGAAATGAAGACAACACTAACCGCATTGCCAGCAGGGGCTGGCGTGTTCAGGATCCCATCGTTCAGAGTCGCTAATATAACCGTTCCAATGGTTACGGCATTGTTTATTGACAACCAGTGGATGCCATTCATCGATGGTGAAAATCTACAAAAACAATATGCACGTCATTGTGTAAGACTGTCCCTTCATCTATGCATCGCAAATTACCTGCAACGGCAAGGTAGGAACCCATCGATTGACGTAGTTATTGAAGGCGATAAGTAATGGAAAAGAAAGACGCATACAACATCCTGACGTTAGCACTCAATAATGGTCTGACGTTTACGGATGGTGTTTACAACGGTTATTGCTTGGTGATGTATCGACAAGATCCATACTGGGTACACACCATCAACCGTGGTGCAGGATTCAATATTGAATACAAGTATCAACCAAAGTTTGCATGGTTTGGCTCACCTGACGAGCTACTGGAGATAAAGAATGACAAGTAGCGAAACCATAGGGGCTATTGCCCCTTCACTCATCAAGGCACAAAGCCGGATGCAAGGCATCAGCAAGGAAGGCACTAACCCTGCCTTCCGTTCCAAGTACGTCACCCTTGACAGCATCCTTGATGCTCTGCGCCCTATCCTGACGGCTAACGACCTGATGCTTACACAAGGCACTACAGACACCAACGTCACAGATGGCAAGGTTGTAGCGATTACAGTAGAGAGTCGAATCATCCATACATCAGGTGAGTGGATCAGCACCACGGCAACCATCCCGGTAACAAAGCCTGATGCACACGGTCTGGGTTCTGCTCTTACTTACGGCAGGAGGTACAGCGTGTCTGCACTCCTGGCGATATCAGCCGATGAGGATGACGATGCAAACGGAGCAGTAAACACGCAGGATGGCTATCGTAGAGGTCCACAGGGCAACATTGTTATAGATACGCCTATTAAGCCAGCAAGGCCTCTAACTCGATGAAGGTCAAGCACATCGAACTAAAGGATGCAAATGCATTCGTTGAGCAATACCACCGGCATCATAAGCCGGTGGTAGGTCACCGCTTCAGTATTGCCTGTGTTATAGATGATGCTATTCATGGCGTAGCCATCGTTGGTAGACCAGTAGCACGGCTGGTAGATGCAAGCACAACGCTAGAGGTTACAAGGCTTGTAACCGATGGCACTGCCAATGCTTGCAGCTTCCTCTATGGCGCAGCTGCGAGGGCAGGGAAAGAGCTTGGATATTCCAAGATTCAAACTTACATTCTTGAATCTGAGACAGGGATAACGCTCAAAGCATCTGGCTGGAAGATTGCAGCAGTAACTCAGGGGGGGGAATGGAAGCATGCCGATGGTAAGCCACGTAGAACCGACCAACCAACTGAGAAAAAAGTTAGATGGGAAAAGGTTTTGAACCCATGAGATTCGGGGAAGTATATGTGCGACTCCTTGAAGGCTTGAGCATCAGGCGAAAAGCATGGGAGCCGGGCTGTTATGTCCGGTTCTCAGACATTGGGGAAAAGAACTTGATTATGTACAGGGCTAACGGTAACCGACACGCTTGGTGTCCT